GCCGTCAAGGGCGTCGGCGTGGTGTTCGCGGTCGTCCCGCCCGGCCTGCTCGCGCAGTGGGGGCCGATCTTCCCGCCCGTCAACCCGTTCAACCAGCAGTCGCCCGGCTTCAACGCAGGCAACTTCTCGAGTGGTCTGATGGGCCAGATCGCCGGGATCCCGATCTACGTGTCGCCGGCGGTGACGGCGAACACCGCGTTGGTGCTGTCGTCGGCTGCCGGTGAGGTGTACGAGGAGCGGATCGGCTCTTTGCAGGTTGTCGAGCCGTCCGTGCTCGGCGTCCAGGTCGCGTACGCCGGCTACTTCGCTCCGCTCGTGATCGAGGGCGGCGGGATCATCAAGATCACCAAGACGCCATGAGCGAGATCCTGTGGGACGCCCCGAATCAGCAGGTCGTTCGTGAGGACGGCTCCGGCCCCGGCATCGACGGCGACGGCGACGCCGGCGAGACTGTCGAGCCCGTCGACGATACGGACGACCCGACGCTGGACGAGATGACGAAGGCGCAGCTGCTCGAGTACGCCCAGTCCCGCGGGTACAGCCCGGCGAACGCGGCGATGTCGAAGGACGAGATCCGCGCGACGATCGACGCCAACGAGAGCTGACCTGTGGCGTACGTCGACGTTTCCGAGCTGCAACGGGTGCTGCAGAAGCCCGTCCCGACAGCTGCGGAAGCGACGGCGATGCAACGCGTCGTCGACGAGGCGGGCCGGGAAATCGACTGGGAACTGTCCTACACCGTCGACAACCCGGCCCCCTCCGTCGACACGCCCGAGTACGCGATCCTCACCGAAGTCAACCTGGCCAGGGCGCATGAGCTGTGGCAGATGGAGTTCCGCCCATCAGGCCTTCTTACGGCCGGGGCTGACACGGTGCCGCTGCTGTCAGCCCGCGACTCGTGGCAAAGGCACGGGCTCAGGCTGCTGCCGTTGAAGGTCAGCTTCGGGCTCGCGTGACGCTGCTTGGGCTGATGGAAGCGATCGCCGACCAGCTCGAGCAGCAGCTCGTCTTCGAGTTCCCCACCCTCACCGCGTCGGCCGGCTGGAACTTCACACCGACGCCGCCCACCATCGACATCTACCCGCAATCCACCTTGTTCGTCGCGCAGACGTCGTTCGGGAACCCGAAGAACGTCCAGTGTGTCTTCACCGTCCGCGCCCGGGTGGTGCCGACGGACTGGGACAACGGCCAGTCGGTCCTTCTGCGGATGATGGACTGGGACGGCCCGGGCTCGGTCGTGCAGGCGCTCGCCGTCGACGACACGTTCGGCGGCGCCGCACAGAGCTCGACCGTCGAACAGCAGGACGGCTACGTGCTGTCACCGGACCCGTACGGACAGCAGGCCGACCTGCTCGGCACGACGTGGCAACTCCGGGTGATCCCGTGAGGATTCTGTGGCTGTCGAACGCGCCGTGGGTGCCGTCCGGGTACGGTGAACAAACACGCCAGGTCGCCGAACAGATGCAGGCCGACGGCCACACCGTCGCGGTCGCGTGCAACTTCGGGCTGCAAGGCTCACAGGTCGCCTGGCACGGCACCACCTGCTACCCGTCAGACGGCGTCTGGGGCAACGACACTCTCGGCGTCTACGCCGACGACCACCGCGCCGACCTCGTGATCGCGTTGTGTGACGCGTGGGTGCTGCAGCCCGACCGGTGGCCGTTCGGCCTCGAGGTCGCGGTGTGGGCGCCTGTCGACCACGAACCTCTGCCGCCTGCCGTCCGCAACGTGCTCGGCCACGAGCAGGTCACACCGGTCGCCATGTCGCGGTTCGGCGAACGGATGATGCAAGACGCCGGCCTCGACCCGCTCTTCGTGCCGCACGGCATCGACACAGGCCTGTTCCAGCCCAGACCCGAGCTGCGAGACCAGGTGCGGGACGAGCTCGAGATCCCGAGAGACGCGTTCCTGGCAGGGATGGTCGCCGCCAACGTCGGCAACCCGTCGGTGATCAGGAAAGGCTGGCCGGCAGCGTTCGAAGCGTTCAGCCGTTTCGCTGACGCTCACGGGGACGCGTTCCTGTACGCGCACAGTCACTCCGCGCCCAGTCCGGCCCGAGGCGGGATCAGCCTCGACAAGCTCGCCGACGCCGTCGGCTGTCGGCCAGGGTCGGTCAGGTTCCCGAACGACCGGACGCTCGCGCTCGGCGTCGACCGCGAACAGATGGCGGCGCTGTACCAGGCATTCGATTGCCTGCTGATGGTTTCGATGGGTGAGGGGTTCGGCGTCCCGCTGATCGAAGCGGAAGCCTCCGGCGTCCCGGTGATCACGTCCGACCACTCGTCGATGCCTGAACTCGTCGGGGCAGGCTGGCCCGTGGCCGGCGATCCGTGGTGGGACGCCCTCCAGGATTCGTTCCTGCACGCCCCCTCGCACGACGCCGTCCACGAGGCGCTGGAAGCCGCGTACACGGCTCGCGGTGACCAGCTGCTCCGGCGTCGGGCTGTGGCGTTCGCGGCCGACTATGACGCCGACACCGTCTACAGCGACTACTGGAAGCCGGCTCTCGAAGCTCTCGCCGGCAGCCGACTGGCGGTCGTGTCGTGAGTCGCGCCCTCGTCACGTTCGCGGTCGGTGACCACGAACAACTGCTCGACCTGTCCATCCCCGGCTTCGCGGATTACGCCGACCGGCACGGCTACCACCTCCAGGCGGACCCGCCGAGGATGCTGATGCGGCCGCCGTCATGGGGAAAACTCCCCGTTATCCGCGCCGCGCTCGACGACCACGACGAGGTGCTGTGGATCGACGCCGACGTCATCATCGTCGACGCGGACCGGGACATCGCCGACGAGGTGCCGGCCGACGCGTGGCAGGCGATCACCCGCCACCACACACCCGAAGGCGAAGTGCCGTCCTGCGGCGTCTGGCTCGTCCGCCGACCGATGTGGAAACCGCTGGAGGACATGTGGCGGCTGACCCGGTACATGAACCATCCGTGGTGGGAGCAGGCCGCGCTGCTCGACCGGCTCGGCTACAACCCGACTGTCCGCCCCGTCGTCCTCGACCGGCAGACGGACCTGTACGAGCGCACCTGCTGGGTCGGTGTCGAATGGAACGCGCTCGCGCCTGAGTTTCCGTCCGGGCTCGAGGAGATCGACCCGCATGAGGCCAGGTTCGTTCACTGCGGCCCCGGCAGCACCGCTACTTATCGAGCCGGGCTGATGCGCCGGCTGACCGAGCTCGCACCGAAAGGAGCATGACCGATGTCCAAGTTCCTCTTGAACGACGTCAAAGTGGTGATCAACGGCGTCGACCTCTCAAGCCACGCGTTCAACGTCGACACGCCGTCAGCCAAAACAGAGGTCGACGTGTCCGGGTTCAACCCGAACGGCACCAAGGAATACCTCCCCGGCCTGGCCGATCAGACGATCACCGTCCAGTTCGAGAACGACTTCGCCGCCGCGTCCGTGCACGCGACCCTGAACGGCCTCTACAACTCCGGATCGGCGTTCCCGATGTTCCTGCAGCCGGTCAGTGCCGCCGGAACCAGCGCCACTAACCCGATCTTCGGCGGCTCAGCGAACCTGTACTCCTACAACGGCCTCTCCGGCGCGCTCGAAGCACGGTCGGACACGACCGCGACGTTCAGGCCCGCGCCCGGGTCGCTGTTCGCGTGGGGAACCGTCGCGCCGTAGATGCCCCCGGTTCCGATACGTGGCTTCGCCGAGCTGTATACCGCGCTCGCGAAAGCTGACCGGCAAACCCGGCTCGGTCTTCGCGCAGGCCTCCGAGATGTCGCAGAGCCCGTCCGGAAGGATGCGGAAACGCTCGCCGGCTCCGAGATTCGCCGGATGCCGTTGTCACCCAAATGGTCGAAAATGCGGGTCGGCGTTTCACGGAACCTTGTCTACGTCGCTCCTAGACAACGCGGCGTGAAAACACGCGGGCGGCAGCAGCTGAGGCGGCCGAACCTCGCAGACCTGCTGATGGACCGCGCGATGCAACCCGCCCTCGACAGGCACGAAAACGAGATCGTCGGCCGGTTCGACGAGATCGTCGGCCGCATCGTTGACGACTTCAACCGCTAGGACAAAAACCCATGCCTCAGATTCATGTGAACGGCCGCGACTACCAGCTCGTCGCCGTCAACGACCTCACCCTCGACGAAGCGATCGTCCTGCACGACTGGTCGAAGCTGACGCTCGACCGTGTCGCCGACGTCGACGGGTTCCATCCCGGCCTGATCGCCGGCCTCATCCACATCAGCGTCGCCCGCGGCGAACCCGGCGAACCATCCGCGACGATCCGGAAGACGGTCGGCCGGATCCCGGTTGCCGACCTCGAGAAAGTGTTCATGGACGTCAGCGAAGAGGTCGCTGACGACGCGGACCCTCCGATCGTGAACGCGGAGACCTTACCGCCCGACGGTTCTGGCGACGGTTCGTCAGCCACTGGGGAGAACCACCCGGACTCCAGCCCGGCGAACGGTTCTGGCAGCCATGGCTCGGACACTGGTGCAACCTTCGACCAGCAGATCTCGGTGTCATGACCCCGTACCAACTCGAAGCCTGCTCCGAGTGGGTGAGGGAGCAGACGAAGTAGATGGCCCGGAAGCTGATCGTCGAGGTCATCGCCGACGCGGAGAACTTCGTCCGTGGCCTGAAGGGCGCCGAGAAGGCGTCGAGCCAGTTCGCCGCCGAAGTCACCGTCTCCTCGAAGAAAGTCGTCGACGCGCAGATCGCAGCCTCGGTGAAGACGCAGGCTCGGCTCAGGGAGCAGATCGTGCTGTACCAGCAGGTCGCCGTGTCCGCCGAGAAGGGCAGCGCGGAGCAGGTCGCCGCGGCGCGGCTCGCCGGCGACGCGCAGAATCGGCTGCAGCGGGAGCTCGGCCAGACCAGCGTCAGCTACCAGCGCACCAGCGAGTCGGTAAGCAAGTTCGAGCGGGAGCTGTCCAGGAGCGTCAAGGGCGCGCTGTCCGGCACCGGCATCTTCCGCGGGCTGACCCGGTCGCTGGCGTTCGCGTCCGGCGGCTATCTCGCGTTCAGAGGGGTCACTGAGTCGATCCAGAAGACGATCTCGGTCGCGCAGGGCGCCGCTGTCGCCGAACGGTCGCTGCAGGCTCAGATGCGCGCGACCGGCGAATCGTTCAAAGACAACCAGACACGGATCGAGCAGGCCGAAAACTCGCTCGCCAGGTACGGATTCACATCCGACGACTCCGCCAAAGCGCTCACCGTCCTCGACCGGGCGACCGGCAGCATCACCCGGTCGATGGGCCTGCAGGTCGGTGTCGCCAACCTGGCCCGCGCGAAGAACATCGACCTCGCGTCCGCGGCGGCCGTGGTCGCGAAGGTGTTCGGCGGCCAAGAAACCGCGCTGAGACGCGCGGTGCCGGGGCTGGACAAGCAGGCGCACGGGCTCGCGCTGATCGCTGAGGCGTTCGCGAAGCTGCGCGGCCAGGCCGCCGCGGCGACGACACCGTCTCAGAAGTTCAACGCGACTTTGTTCGACACCGAGAAGATCATCGGCACCGCCCTGTTGCCGATCATGAACCAGTACCTCGGCTCGATCTCGAAATGGCTCGATAAAGCGAATAGGACAGGTGAGATCCAACGGGACGCTGCCGCCGGGGTGAAGCTGCTGAAAGACGCGATCCAGGTTGCAAAGGTCTTCGTCGATGGCATCACCGGCGCGTTCAACGACCTGAACACGATCACCGGCTCGACGAAACGGTCGCTCGAGTTTCTGGTCGGCGCGTTCGCAGCGTTCAAAACAGCGCAGCTCCTGACGGCGATCAAGAACATCGCGACCAACATCGGGCTGATCGGGTCCCAAGCTGAGACAGCGACGACCAAAACAGGGCTCCTGTCCAAAAGCCTTCTGGGGATCTCACAGATAGGCGCGATCGTCGTCACGATCGACGTGCTCGAAAACTTCCTGCCGCAAGGAAAAGGAAGAAATCCGCTCAAGGGGATCCCGATCGCCGGGGCCAGTTTCGGTTTCGGGCAGTACCTGGGTCAGAAGCTGTTCGGCGGCGGCGGCGGCCAGCCGAGCTCCGCGATGGCCGCCGCCGCCGCCGCACACCCGGGCCAGTGGGTCGACGAGAACGGGAACGTCATCAATCAGGGGCTCTACGGGACAGCAGGCCCGGCCGGTACCGCGGCCGCGGTAGCCGGCCGGTTCCCTGGCGGCCCGCCCGGCCTGACCGGCCCGGCCGGTACGGCCCCGCCGGGCGCGTCGGCGTCGCAGCGGAACACGTGGTTCGACCAGATGATCAGCCGCAGCCTCGACCGTGTCCAGGACATCCCCACGCTACGCGGCCAGATCAGCAGGCTCCGGCAGATCGCGACGCTGGTTCAGCAGCGGATCGCCGCGACGAAGGACGTCACCCGGAAACTGACGTTGGGCGACACGCTCGTCGGTGTCACCCGGCAGATGAAGACGGATCAGCAGCAGATCACGCAGAACATGAAGGCCGCGGCGGACGCCGCGAAACAACACGCGCTCGACGCTGCTCAGGTCGCCGTCGACCGGGCCGGCCTCACGGTCAGCCTCACCGACGACCTGGCTGCGCTGCGGCATCAGCTGCAGGTGATGAAGGCGGAAGGAGCGACCGACTCGGACATCGTTTCTGTGCTGCTCGCGATTAAGGGCAAGGAAGCTGAGATCGCGCAGGCGCAGAAAGACCGGCTGGACGCTGTTCGCCAGCAGAAGCTTGACGCCGGGAACCTCGCCGTCGCGAGGGCCGGTCTCACGACGACCCTCACCGACGATCTGAGAGCGAACCAGCGGCTGCTGGTGGTCATGCGAGCAACACACCAGTCCGCGATCGACATTGTGAACCAGCAGAAGGCGATCCAGGGGATCCAGGATCAGATCACGCAGCAGCGGCAAGACGCGATCGACAAGGCGAACCAGGCCAAGGTCGACTCCGGGAACCTCGCGGTCGCGAAAGCCGGCCTCACATCCAGCCTCGCCGACGATTTGGCGGCGAACAAACGGATGCTCGCGATCCTCAAAGCGACGCACGCCAGCGCGATCGACATCGTGAACCAGGAGAAAGCGATCCAGGACATCACGAAGCAGATGGCCGGCACCGGTGACGTCACCAAGTTCCGGCATGTCAGCGCCACCAGCTTCCTCGGCGAGTACGGGCAGGGCCTGACACCCGGGCAGAGGCGCAGCATCGCGGCGGGCCTCGCCGCGGTCGGGCCGTCCGGAACTGTCCCCACACGGACGGGTCAGTTCGCGTTGGCGTCGTCCTCGTCGATCACCGTCACAGGCGGCATCCACCTGCACGGCGTCCAGAACGTGCCTCAGCTCGAGAACGAGCTCCACAAACGCGCCGCCGCAAGGCCGCAAACCAGACGGGGCGCGAGATAGCCGACCCGACCGGACGGTTCTCGATCGCGTTCGACGACCCGACGTTGACGTGGGCGCCGACATGGACCCGCATCGACTCGCACCCGTCGCTGGTCGCGTCGTACACGATCGACCGTGGCCGCCAATACGAACTCGACCGCACCGACACCGGCCGCGCCACAGTCGCCATCAACGACACCCACGGGATCCTCGACCCCACCAACCCCGACGGGCCCTACTACGGCAAGATCGAGCCGCTGCTGCAGGCGATCATCTGCCGCTGGAACCCCGTCACCGACGTGTGGTGGTCACGGTTCCGCGGGTTCATCGAGGACTACGACTACGTGTTCGACCCGTCCCAACAGGTGAACCAGCTGCAGCTGACGCTCGTCGACATTTTCGAGATCCTGTCGGCGGTCGAGATGCAGCCGGGCGAGTTCGGCGACACGCCGCCGACCGGCTCCGAAGGGCAGGTGTTCTTCGACAACGCCGGCATGGACGGCCGCATCAACCAGGTGCTCGACAACGCCGGCATCCCCGTCGACTACCGCGTCATCTTCACCGGCAACGTCGAGCTGTACGAGACCACGTACAGCCCCGCCGAATCCGCCATGACCGCGATCCAGGAGGCCGCCGACGGCGAGTTCTCGGGGGTCGCGAACGTGTACACGAACCGCATCGGCCAGATCTCCGCGCACGGCCGCCTAGCACGGTTCGACCCCGGCACGATCTCGAGCGAGACCGACCAGTGGGACTTCGTCACCTGGGCGGCCGGCGACGGCGCCGCCGTCGCCTCGGCGCCGCACGCGACCGCGCAGATCCGGCAGTTCTCGTTCAACCGCGGCCTCTCCAAAGTCATCAACTACGCGTCCGCGACACCGCTGAACATCGACGACGCCGACGTCGCCGCCCAACTCGTCACCGACACCACGTCGATAGGCCTGTACGGGATCCGCTCCTGGTCAGCCACGAACCTGCTGACGAAGCACAGCTTCCTTGACGGCGGCGACGCGTTGGTCGAAACGAAAAGGGTGGCGCAGTATTACGTCGACAACTTCGCCGCGCCGAAGAACCGGGTCACCGCCTGCGCGTTCCGGTCGCTGCCGCCCGAGGACGACCGGGCCGGCTACCTGTGGCACATGCTGGGCCAGATCGACATCGCCGACGCCGTCACCATCACCGTCGGATCGCCCGGAGGCGGCGGCTTCACCGGCGACGAGTTCTTCGTCGAAGGGATCCACGAACAGGTCCAGCCTTTGGGCGCCGCATACGACGACGTCACGTTGTCGCTCGACCTGTCACCCCGTGCGTATTTCGACACCGACCCGTGGCCCGACTGATGCCAAACCAGCCGAGACCGATCCTGCACGGCCGCGACCACGAACACGGCGGCGCCGACCCGGCCCGGATCGTCTACGAAACCACCGGCGAAGCCGGGACGGGCGGCGGCATCCAGTTCGACACCGACAACGAAGGCGGCTGGCTCCAGATCACGACGAACGACATCACCGAGGCCGGCGGCTCCGGCGGCCTCGGCATCGACCTCGAAGACTGGTCCGGCGGCGGCATCGTCATCAAAGCCGCCTCCGGCGGCCAGCTGGAGCTCGTCACGAACGGCGGCGGCGACATCGTCATCCAGCCCACCGGCAACCTCCGCCTCTTCGGCGGCGCCAGCCACAACATCATCATGCACGCGCTCCCGACAAGCGACCCCGGCGTCGCCGGCGCGCTGTGGGTCGACTCGAGCGGCTTCCTGAAGGTGTCATGACCGCCACGAAGTTCTCGAAGATCATCTTCGGCGCCGGGTTCACCGTCACCCCCGACACCACCGACCCGGCCGTCATCACCGTCGACGGCAGCGGCGGCCCCGCAGGCGCCACCGGGCCGCCCGGCGCCGACGGCGCCACAGGCGCCACAGGCGCCACAGGGGCGACCGGCCCGGCAGGCGCTGACGGCACAGACGGCGTCGGTGTCCCCGCGGGCGGCACGACCGGGCAGGCGCTCGAGAAGGCGTCCGGCACCGACTACGACACGCACTGGGTGACCCCGTCCGGCGGCTCGGTCGCGCACCTCGACGACGTCGGCGACGTCAGCGCACCCTCACCTGCTGATGAGGACGCGCTCACCTGGGACAGCGGAGTCCCAGCCTGGGTCGCGAAACCCGCTGTGCTCAAGGACATCGTCACGACGAAAGGCGACATGCTCGCCGCGTCAGGCTCAGCGGCTGTCGCCAGGCTGCCGGTCGGCTCGAACGGCCAGGTCTTGACCGCCGACTCGACGCAGACGCTCGGCGTGAAATGGTCGCCCGCCGGCGGCGGCATGGTCGCCGACACGCTCTGGGACGCGAAAGGCGACCTGGCGGTCGGCACCGGCGCCGACACCGGCGCCAGGCTCGCCGTCGGCTCCGACGGGCAGGTGCTCACCGCCGACTCCACCCAGACCACAGGGATCAAGTGGGCCGCCGCAGCAGGCGGCGGCGGCGGCGGCGGCATGACGAAGCTGTTCGACTCGACGCTGACCTCGGACGCCGCGACGATCGACACCGGCGCGTCAGGGATCGCCGCCGGATACGCCGTCCTTCTCGTCTACGCCTACCTCCGCGCAACCGCCGCCAGCACGACCACCTCGGTGCGGATCCGGGTCAACAACGACAGCGGGGCAGGCAACTACTCCTACCAGTACGTGCAAGGCACACAGACAACCCCGTCGGCGGCCGGTGTCAGCACCACGTCCTGGTTCGGGGTGTTCCCAGGTGCCAGCTCGACCGCCAACGCGTTCGGCGCGCTGCAAATGTCGATCCCCAACTACGACAACACGGTCGGCTGGAAAGCAGCGTCATGGCTGGTAGGCATGGGCGACCCCACCGTCGCGAACGCCTCGTCAAACGCTTACGAAGGCGTCTGGGGAAGCACCGCCGCGATCAACCAGCTCGCGCTGATCCCGACCAGCGGGAACGTCAAGGCCGGTTCCCGTCTCATCATCTTCGGCGCCGGATGAGCGAATGGTGGCAACAGCCGTACCGCGGCGGCCCGATGGTGCCGACACCCGGGTTCCCGCGCGAACTCCGCGTCGGCGACCCGGACGGCCCCGACGCCGTCGCGTACAAGCGCACCGTGTGGCGTGCGTGCCGCTGGCAAGGACCCGCCTCGAGGTTCGACGACAGCTACAGCGACCGGTTCGCGAACGGCGCCGGCCCGAACGTGATCGACACCGGCATCGCCGGAATCCAACGCCAACAGAACATGCCCGACACCGGTGCCGTCGACGAGAAGACGTTCAACACGCTCAGGTCGATCCGGGTCCCGGACGGGAAGCCTCACGCCGGTGAGATGGCGATGGACGCCACCGCCGCGAACCTGGTCGCTGAGGCGTACGCCCGGTTCCACGCGCCGCCGGCGTCGACGGTGAAGCTCAGCACCCGCGAGCGGGCCCTGGACGGTGCGACCAGGTGGCTCGGGTACACGGAGCAGCCGGCCGGGTCGAACCACACCACGTTCGGGGAGTGGTACGGCGTCGACTACCAGCCGTGGTGTGCGATTTTCGCCACATACCTGTACATGGTCGAGGCGGACGGCTCGCCCAGCTTCGCCCGCGGCAGCCGGTGGGCGTACGTCCCCTACATCGTCGCCGACGCTGCGAACCTCCGCTACGGCCTCTCGATCACCACGACGCCGATCCCGGGCGACCTCGTCTGTTACGACTGGGAACGGGACGGCACCTTCGACCACGTCGGCCTGTTCGAAGCCGGCACGCCGAGCTCGTTCACCGCGATCGAAGGCAACACGTCCACGAGCAGCAACAGCAACGGCGGCGAGGTCATGCGCCGCCAACGCTCGACGTCGCAAGCCTCGATCGTGTTCGTCTCCGTCGCCGAGCCGTGAGACCGGCCAAACGTCAGGCGGTGCTGATCGTGCTCGGGGCGGTCGCGCTCACCCTGGCATTGATCGTGTTCGCGACGGCGCACGAGGTCGACATCGACCTGCTCGCCGCGCTCGGGATCGTCGGCGCCGCCGCGATCATCGTCGTGTCGCTGCCGCCGAACGGCAAGTAGCGCTACGCCACGGTCTGCTGTGGGACGGTGCGGGCTGCCATCGCGAGCGCGACGACCCAGCCGACCAGCGTCCAGCCGAGAAACAGGTTGATGACCAGTACGGAGCCGCTGTTCGGCACCCTGCGGGACCAAGCGAGGAGCGCCGGCAGGAAGTAGCCGCCGACGGCCGCGAGGAAAGCGACGACGTAGATCAACCCGAGCCCGGTGCCATTGCTGCCGAACGCGACCATCACGATCACGACGCCGGCGAAGATCAGCAGGCCGTACAGCATCGCCCGGTCGAGCCTGGGCTTCCAGTAGTTCATCGTTCATTCTCCCTTGTCCAGGTTCGCCCGGATATCGGGCGCCAAGCCGCCACGATACTCCGGTCGCTGCGTGGTGTGGTTCACCCGTTTGGGGGGTTACGTGGTGGGCTACCGTCCCGGTTCGGCCGGCTGCCGGTGCCTGTCCAGGTTCCCGGCGCCGGCCGGCTTACTCCTCGGCCGCCAGCTCTCTTCCCTTGTCCAGCCACCCCTGCACGGTCTTCGCTGACTTGCCGAGCGTGATGCCGATCCCGTACGTCGAAACGTCTTCGTCTTCGTGGATCCGGTAGACGAGCAGGTACAGCTCCTCGGTGGTACGCCGTAGCGCGTCGCCTTGTCTCTTCTGCTGCTCGAGCTTGCGGCGGAGCTGCTGGACGGCTTTCCTGGACGGCATCGGCTGAGGCTTGCGGGGCGGCACATGGCTTAGTTAACTCCCGCCCGCTCAATCTATTTTGCCTGTGCCCACGTCTGAAACAGCCGCTATGTGCGGGACTTTTCGCACGGTGCGGGTTCATCACACGGTGATGTCTGTTAGGGATACAGGCTGGTTCTGGGAGACCTCTGCCTGGGGAGGGTTCGTATGCCCTTGCCGTGGGGTGCCGAGGAGTTCCGCGACCTGTTGTCGCTGGCGGCGCGTGCGCGCGAGTTGGTCTCGTTACTCACATTCAACTCTCCCACCTTGTCTCAAAAGACACCAGTTGTTCCCTCGGTTTGTGCTAGGAGCGGGAGAAACCGGTTGCAAATGAGACAAACCGGGACGTACGGTGCGGCGCCTATGGTGGCCGCAATCACCAACTGGGACACGATCGCGGGCCGGATGACCGAAGCGCGCACGCGACGCGGAATGACCCGCGCGATGCTTGCGGCCGCGGCTGGCTACAAGAGCGCGAGCACCGTCTACCGGTACGAACTCGGCAAGGTCGCCGAGCCTCACACGGACGTCGTGTTCCGGTTCGCGCAGGCGCTCGGCTGCAACCCGATGTGGCTGATGTACGGCCGCGAAGAGCCAGGATGGGAGTAACCTCCGTGCACTTCGAAGATAAGCCCGGCACCACCGCAATGGCCCGGGCACGGCACAGGAGGAATCAGCTCCCATGCACACACGATCTTACGCTGGCGCTCCTCGCACAGCTCGAGGACGCCATGCCCGCCCGTGACGTTCGCCACCAGGCCGCCGTCGCGTGGCCCGACGTCGAGGAATGGCTGACGCATCTCGAGCTCGGAAACAAGTCGCAGCGGACGCTGTACGCGTACGAACGCCAGACCGCGCCGCTCCTGCGCGCTCACCCCAGCACGATGCTCGCGGAGTTCACCGCGGCGGACATCAACGAGGAGCTGCGGCAGATTCCGCAGCGGTCCCGGTACATCAGCCGGTCGATCTACAACCAGCTGTTCGAGTGGGCTGTCTGGGACGAACGCGTGGACAGGAACCCGATGGCCAGGGTGCCGAAGATGTCGGCCGGCCACCGCCGCCCGAAGGACATCTACAGCCCCGAGGAGATCGCCACCCTGGTCGGGCTGCCGGTCCCGGACGGCCCGTTGTTCCGGATCCTGTTCGGCACCGGCCTCCGCCGCGGCGAAGCCCGCCGGCTGCGCCGCGGCCACATCGACCTGACCAGGATGCGGCTGATGGTGTACGCCGGCAAAGGTGACAAGGACAGGCAGGTGCCGTTCGGGATCGACGTCGCCGCCGCCGTCGCGGATCTGGATCTGCTCGAGCGGCTCGGCCCGACCGATCATCTCTGGTATCTGAAGCGGTACCCGGTCGGCGATCTCCGCCGTCGGCGTGACCCGGTCGGTGACACGACCTGGGACACCTGGTACCGCGACCGGGTGAAGGGCGCCGGGGTGCGGTGTCTGAATCCGCACCAGACCCGGCACACGTACGCGTGGCTCATCGACGAGGCCGGCCTCAGCCTGGAGGAGCGGCAGGCGCTGTTGGGCCATGAGTCGCCGGAGACGACGGTGCGGCAGTACGGCCGGCTGAACTTCGAGAAGCTCGCCGCGAAAGTCGCTGCGCTGTGAGCGCTGACACTGACGGGCTGATCGCGCAGGCGCGGGCGCGGGAAGCGCTCAAACGGATCGAATATCTGGGCGAAGACGGAACCGTGCTAGGGATCGAGACTGCTCGCAGCATCGCTCGTGCTGCTCTCGCGGCCGGGAGCGGCGAATGAGCGACACCGACAAGGTCGCTGCGCTGTGAGAATCCCCGGCACGTTCGCGAAGCTGCATCGCCTCGAGGCGGACTGGGCGCTGATCGAGAACCCGGGCTACGCCGGGAAGACGCCGCGGATCATGCACGCCGAGTGCCACGACGGCACGCCGTTCGTGACGATCCAGTGTCGCTGCGGAAACGAGATGCACCAGCACGAGTCGCGCGTCGCCGGCGCGCCGCCCGACGCCGAGGTCGGGATGCCGTGCCTCGGCTGCGGTGAACTGCTCATCTTCCCGCCGGGCTGGTTCGCCGAGGCCTTCGCGCAGATGCGCGCCGACGGGTGGATCGAATGATGAACTTGCACATGCATGTTCAAAACGCGGTCCTGCAAATCTGCCCGGTCGATTCGGCTCTATCAGCCACGTACAGAGCCGACTGGTCTCCAAAGGCGTCTACAGCCGTTCGGGCTGATCCGCAGGCAGTCTGCCCGGCCGCGCACGGTAACGGGCGAACCCGTGCGTTCTGACGGCGGTCGCGTCTGCGGCGCGTGCGGCTCCGGCCGGCTCGGCATGGTCAGGTACGGGCCCGCCAAGGAGCCGTCGCTGTGCTTCTGGCGGAAGGAGTGCCTCACGTGCGGCTCCGCAGGACCGTTCCCGCTGGTCGGGCGGCCGTGAGCGACCTCTCGACCGCGATCTTCGACGCGCTCGCCTGGTACGTCTCCGCGTTCAAAGCGGAGCACGGCGCGCACGGCCGCGACTGCTGGATCTGCAACGCCGCCCACGAGCAGCTCGACCACCTCGAGGAGGCGTTCGCGGCCGCGCTCGACGAGGCGCTCGAGCCGGAGGACGAGCTCGCCGAGGCCGCGGCGTGACCGGCGCCCTCGTGGCCGTCGTGCTCCTGCTCGTGCTGCTCGGCGTGCTCGTCTGGCTCGTCCGCCGCGACGGCGACCCCGACGAGGCGGCCCGCCGGCGCACCGCCGAGGAACGGATGCAGGCATTGGAGCGCCGCAACGTCAGGCGGCTCGGCGCCCCGGACGACGACGACGACATCTCGACCTCAAGGAGATGAAGCGATGGAGCTGAAGATCATCGAGAGCGCGAAGCTTCAGATCGACCACGACGTACAGATCGAGTTCGCGATCGAGGAGCGCCGTTGGCGCGCGATGGCGGCGAACTGGAACACCGACGCCGTCGGCGTCCTGATCGTCGTCCCGGACGGCAATGGCGGCTACAGCATCATCGACGGCCGCCACCGCTTCTTGGCCGGGAACCTCATCGGCCTCGGCAAGTGGCGCTGCGACGTGCACAGCGACGTCGCGACCCCGGCCGAAAAGGCGCGCCTCAAGCTGGCGTTCGACCGCGACCGGCGCCGCGTCACGGCGCTCGAGCACTTCGTCGTGCGGAGGATCGCGCAGGAGCCCGCCGTCCTCGACATCTGGGCGATTGTCGAGGAGGCCGGGTTCCACTTCGGCAAGACGGGTCGCCGCAACAAGCCCAACAACATCTCGGCTGTCACGGTCGTGGAGCGGATCTATGTCGCGCTGGGCCGCGACGGACTCGTCCGCGTCTGCAGACTCGCGGCGGTATGGAGTGGCGACGCGCTCGCCACCTCAGGTGACTGGCTCGATGCCCTCGGCCTGCTCGTACGCGACGACTATGACCTCGCCCTCGCCGAGGGAGGCCTTGATCGCCTGCGCAGCGTCGTGCCGGCGACCACGATCCGACAGGCGCGAGGCGACCTCGCCGGTGGGGACACGGGCGGACGTGCCGTTGCGTATGCCGTGGCGACGCGCTTGCGGAAGGTCGCTCGTCTACGCCCGCGCGAGCCCAAGGTGCACCCCAAGGCCGTCAGCGCTAAGAAGCTATGACCGGCCGGCTCCGCGCCACGCTGCTCGCCGTCGGGCTGCTGCTCGTCGTCGTGCTCGCCGTCGCGGCCGAACAGGCACAGGCGTCGCGCGCCCGGGAGGCGCAGCAGGTCGTGAACGCGATCACCGCCGAGTTCGGCGACGGCCCCCTGGGCGCGTGCTTCTGGCGGATCGCGTGGCGCGAGTCCACGCTCGACCCGCGCAAGGCGAACCGGTCGGACCCGAACGGCGGCTCGTACGGGGCGCTGCAGATCAACGGCGTCTGGCGCCGCCACGGCGAGACGGTCGACCACTTCGCGCGGCGGATGTTCGACCCGGCTGCGAACGCCCGGCTCGCGCACCGGATCTACCACCTGCTCGGGTTCCAACCGTGGGGCGGCCGCTGTGCCTGAACCCGGCATCTCAACGAAGGAGGCCTGATGGTCGCGAACGATCCGCAGACGTCGCTGTACGAGGACGTCGTCGAGAACGAGCAGCTCGAGCAGGCGCTGGAGGACTGGGAGAAGCTGAAGGCGAGGGCCGCGAAGGCCCGCAAGAACTACGCCGAGGCCAACGAACTGGCCAAGGCGCTCGCCGCCGAGATCCAGCTCGAGAACGGCCGCGCCGTCCGCGTCGGCAGGTTCGTGCTCACCCGCCGGTCGGTCGGCGGAAGGACGGTGCAGTTCGAGACGCAGCCGTCGTCGCGGATGACGATCTCGCTGCTGCCGGAGGACGGATCGTTCTGATGACCCGGCCGCGGAAGCCGCTGCCGCCGACGCGGTTCACGAAGTCGAACGTCTACCACCTCGACGGCGACCGGGTGCCCGGCCCGAGCAAGGTGCTCGGAGAGGGATTCCCGAAACCGGCGCTGATCAACTGGGCCGCGAACGCGACCGCCCTCTACGCGGCGAACAACTGGGACGAGCTCGCCGCGCTACCGCCGGGTGACCGGCAGAAGCGGCTCGAGAACGCCCGCTTCGAACAGACGAAGGAGGCGACCGAGCGCGGCCGCGAGGTGCACGACCAGATCGTCCGCTACCTCGCCCACGAACCGGTCGTGCCGCCCGAAGGGCTCGAGCTGCACGTCGACGCCGCGATCAAGTTCATCGAGGAGTGGCAGATGGCCGAGGTCGCCGTCGAGGCGGCGTGCTTCTCGCGCGAGTACGGGTACGGCGGCCGGTTCGACCTGGTCGCACGGCTCGCCGACGGGCTGCTGTGGCTGCTCGACTGGAAGACGTCGAGCCGCGGCCTCTACCTCGAGAACGTGCTGCAGCTCGCCGCGTACCGGTACGCCGACTTCTACGTCCAAGCGGGCGACCTGGACGACCGCGGCTGGTACCTGGAGCATCCGATGCCGGTCGTCGATCGCGTCGGCGTCGTCTGGGTCCGCGCGGACGGCTGCGAGCTCTACCCGGTCGCGGCCGGCCCCGAGGCGTTCGCCGTGTTCGGGGCCGTCCAGGCAGTCGCCGAGTTCCGGCAGTACGGCGAGCGTGGCGCGAGCGACGCGTGGATCGGCGAAGCGCTCCGGCCGCCCCCCATCGAGGAGAAGGAGGTCGCATGACCGACGACTGGCGCATCAGCGACGCGAAGGCGATCGACACCAAGGTGATCAGGATCGGCGACTGCCTCCGCGAGCTCGAGGACGTCCACGCGATCTGCGAAGCCGACAAGCTCCCGAACGCCGTCACCGAGATCCGCGCCACGCTCGCGCTGCTGCGGTCGCTCGCAGGCACCTACATCGACGAGGCGCGCGAGCTGCGCGCCGCCGCCCGCGACACGCCACGGCCCGAGGCTCACCGCGCCCACACGATCCGACGAGTCCAGTGAGGAGGCCACCATGACCATGCAGCAGTACGAGCCGCCGGCGCCGCTCCCGGCGAGCCGACCAGGCGAAGAGCTCGAGCAAGGCCCCGTCGGCGACATCGCCCGCCTACGCGCCTACGCCGAATACGCAAGCTACGTCGCGAACACCGCCCTCGTACCCGAACCCTTGCGCGGCAAGCCCGACGAGGTCGCCGCCGTGATCCTCACCGGCAAAGAAGTCGGCCTCGACCCGATGGCCGCGCTCCGCTCGGTCGCGATGATCAAAGGCACCCCGACATTCAAGGCCGAAGCCTTGCGCGGCCTCGTGATCTCGAAAGGGCACGAGCTCTGGCTCGAGGACTCGACGACCACGCGCGCGATCGCCGCCGGCCGTCGCGCCGGCAGCGAGCGGATCGGCCGCGTCACCTGGACGATGGACGACGCGAAGCGCGCCGGGATCGGCGGGCAGCCGAACTACCAGCGCTACCCGCGCGAGATGCTCGTCGCCCGCGCGACCGCCGCGCTGGCCCGGCAGATGTTCGCCGACGTCGTCATGGGCCTCGTCGCCGCCGAGGAGCTCGACGAGTTCATCTACAACGGCGCCCCGGTCGCCGAGCTCACGGCGCCGGCCGACGCGCCGAAGCCCGAGCCGAAGACGTCGGCGCGAAGGCGCCGGCCGACGGCGCAAGCGCCCGCCGAAACGACCCCCCGATCGCCGGCGGGCGCCGCGCCCGTCGAGCCTAGCCCGCCCCCCGACCCGCAGCCCGAGCCCGAGATGCCGCCCGAGCCGCTCGCGACCGACGCCTACAAGCGACGGATCTTCGCGAGCATGCGCGACCTCGGCCTCGACGACCGCGACGAACGACTCACCTACACCTCACGCGCAGTCGGCCGCGAGATCACCTCGTCGAACGAGCTCACGCTCGGCGAAGCCACCCGGCTGATCGACCAGCTCGACGCCGACAAAGCCGCCCGCGACGCCGGCGAGAAAGCACTCCTCGACCAGCTCCGCGAAACCCTCGACGCAACCGACGTCACCGCGGACGACCAGGAGCCCGAGCCCGACCCCGCGCCCGCCGACGACATCCCGTTCTGATGAGCAGCCGCGTGTACGGCAACGGCGGCCCGAACGGCATGCGCGTCTGGTGGCCCGTCGGACTCGCCGACCTCAACCCGGCCGCCCGCGCCGCAGCGCTCGAGCGCGGCTACTGGCCCGACGGCGACCACATCATCACCCGCGACGGCCGACGCATCCACCGCCCTACCGAGGCGAAGCGGCTGCGCGAAACGCTCGGATGACCGACGCCGACCTGTGGGTCGTGATCCCGAACTGGGAGAGATTCCAGCACTACACCGACCGGAACCCGGCGTGGATCAAGGTCTACACCGAGCTGAACAGCCGCGACGACTTCCGCGCTCTGACGTGGGCAGAGCGCGGGCTGCTGCTGTCGATCTGGTGCGAATACGCGCTCGCAAATGGGCTGCTTCGACAGTCTGACGTCGGTCCAAGGTGCGGTGCTTCGACACGGCGTCAACACTGGGCTTCGCTCAACGATGCGGGTTTCATCCAACTTTCTGCTAGCAAGCCGCTAGCACTTCGCGCGCGCGCGCGCGCGCTCGCGAGAGAAGAGACAGAGACAGAGAAGAACAACGCGCGCACGCGCGTAAGAAAACCCGCGACCGACGAACCGCGCGCAGCCGCTGCCGCCTACAAACCGCACGTCCCCGACGACGTCGGCGACCTCGCCGACGCGGAGGTCGGCCTCGAGCTCGCGCGCCGCCTCGCCGGCCAACGACCGATGCCGCCCTCGAAGACGGATGACGACGACTTCTCCTTCTGAGACGACACGCGTCGAGTTCACCGTCCTCGGCGAACCGCAGCCGCAAGGCTCGAAGACCGTGATCCAGCAGAAGGGCCGCCGGCCACGGATGATCGAGGACAACCCCATGACCGAGCCGTGGCGCGCGACGGTCGCCGCAAGAGCGACCGCCGCGATGAACGGCCGCGAGCTCCGCACCGGGCCGCTGCGCCTCCGAGCGACGTTCGTCTTCGCGCGGCCGGCGAGCCACTTCGGCACCGGCCGCAACGAGGGCCGCCTCAAGGCCTCCGCGCCGCTGTACGTCCGCAAGCGACCCGACGTCGACAAGCTCCTCCGGGCGATCGGCGACGCGCTCACCGGGATCGTGTTCCGCGACGACGCGCAGATCGTCGACGTCAGAGCCGAGAAGCACTTCGGCCAGCAGCCGTGCGCGCACGTCGTCGTCGAGGAGCTCGCGGTCGAGGACGACCGGCCGCTCGACGAGGGCGATCTCGACGGCCGCTGCGACGCGACCGAGGCGTTGGCCCGCTGCGTGCACGACCTCGGCCACGCCGGCCCGCACGAATGGGAACATCATCCGGCCCGCCGGATACGGTCGCGGGTCCAGCACCCGCGCTAAGCACGGGTGACTGCGAAACGCCGCAGCGACGGCCACCTGGGCGACGGGTGGCCGTCGTATACTCACGTCCGCGGCTCGGCAGTCACCTCGGCGGGCAACCGACAGGAGGCGACCGCATGCCGATCGAAACACCAGAGCCGACCGAGCCGCAGCCGCAGCCCGACCCGGCACCCGACGACGACGAATAGCACGGTGCCGGCGACGCTGACAGCCACCGGAACCGGCCTGCCCGTCACCGCCAACCTCGCCGCCTACCACGGCGACAGCTGGTCACAAACGTTCCGGCTCCTCCAAGGCGACACACCCGTCGACCTCACCGGCTGCACCGTCACCTCCAGATGCCGCGGCACCACAGGCGACACCTACACCATGCTCCTCTGGATCGACGACCCGACCCAGGGAACGATCCGCCTCGAGATCCCGGCCGGCGCGCAACCCGACTTCTACGACTACGACATCCAGGTCGCCGACGCCGGCGCCGTCACCACCTGGGTCAAAGGTCGACTTCAAATCAGAGGCGACGTCACATGAGCAGCATCGACGGCACACCAGCCACGATCGTCGAAGTCGTCGCGCCCGGCGGACCACCCGGGCCGCAGGGCCCGCAAGGACCGCCAGGCCCGCCCACGTCGCTCGTCGACCTCACCGACGTCACCGGCACCCCAGCACCCGGCCTCAGCCCCGTCTACGACAACACCGGCATCGCGCCGCTCACCGCCATCACCACTCAGCAAGACCTCGACGCGATCCTCGCCCAGGTCGTCTGGCACAAAGTCCAAGACATCACCGCCGACCCGTGGCAGCCGTCCAACACAACAGCCGTGCTCACACCAGACGGCGTCACGTTCGGGCCGTACGCCGACGGATCAGCCGCAGGCGCATCGCTTCGCTACCTCGGCCTCAACGGCCAGCCGTTCAACGCTGTACGCAACCTCGCTTACAACATCCGTTACCGCTCCGACGACGAACAAACCGACCCGGGCGAAGCACCGTACTGCCGCATCTTCACGACCGACAGCAACGGTGACCAACACGACGCCTGCTACACGCCAGGATCGCAGCTGTACACCGGCCTCGGCCCAGGGCCGATGCAAGAGCTCGTCGCGACCGCCGGCATGTGGCGATGGGACGACGACTCAGGCATCGGTGGTGTTCCGCTCACCGACCTGCAGCAGCAGTACGGCGACCAGACGATCATCAAGATCACCATCACCGTCGGCTTCACCGCCGGCGTCAACCTCGTCGGACTGCTGCGGTGGTGGCAAATCAACGGCGACCACCTCGTGTTCGGCAGCGCATGAACGGCGGCGCCATCAGCCTTCCCGGTCTCGCGTTGGTCGTGATCGCTGTCGTTCTCGTCGTCGCGCTGTTCCACGGCTTCGGCTGAAAAATGGGGGGCCTGTTTTTTAGCTTCGACCGCCAGGTGACCCCCGTTCCTCAGCGAAAATCCACACTCCGAGGCGAGGCTGGCTGATGCCGTCGCAGGCGAGGCCATCGACGACGCTTCGCGGCTACGGGCCGCGGCATCGGGCGACACGGCGAGGCCTCGAGCCGTTCGTGCTCGCCGGCGGCGTCGACTGCGCCAGGTGCGGCGAGCCGATCAGCCCGGGCGAGGAGTGGCATCTCGGCCACACCGACGACCGCACCGGGTATACGGGGCCGGAGCATGCGCGCTGTAACGTGCGCGCCGGCGCCGAGAAGGCGACCAGGGCGCGTTGGTATCCGCCGCCGCCGCCGGAGCAGCAGCCGGAACCGGCCGCGTTGGGTGCCGATGACCCGCGTTGGCGGCGTTCGTGGCTCGAGGAGCTGCTTGACGTGCCGGCTGATGCGGTGTGGCCGCGATATATGACGGTGCCGCATCCGGCCGCGGGCGGATCGCTCGGCGAGGAGTTCATCGGGTGGGCTGAGGCGAGGTCGGAGCGGCGGCTGCGCTGGTGGCAGCGGCTGGTCGCGACGAGGCTGCTCGAAACCGACGCGGACGGCCGGCTGGTGTGGGAGACGCTGTTGTTGACGATGGCGCGGCAGCTCGGGAAGTCGTGGCTGCTGAGGGAGCTGTTGCTGTGGCGGATGCATCAGACACCACGGTTCGGCGAACCGCAGGACGTGCTCCACACCGGCAAGGATCTGCAGGTCGTGAAGGAAGTAATGCGGCCTGCGCTGCCGTGGGCTTCTCACCGGCCGGGCTACAAGGTCAGCCGCGGCGCCGGCGACACGCAGATCGAGTGGCTCGAGCACAGGTCGCGGTGGCTGCTCAGGGCGAAGACGGCCGTGTACGGCTACTCGGTCAGCATCGGGGCGGTCGACGAGGCGTGGAAGGTGAAGCCGGAGATCGTCGACGAGGGTTTGGCGCCGACGATGGTGGAGCGGGAGCAGCCGCAGCTGTGGCTGATCTCGACGGCGCACCGCGAAGCGACAGCGTTGATGCTCGCGCGCCGCAAGGCGGCGATCGACAGGCTTGAGGCCGGCGACGGTGATCTGCTGATCGAATGGTCGACACCGAGAGCATGCGAGTTGGACGATGTGGCGGGGTGGCGGGCGGCGTCGCCGCACTGGACACCTCGGCGTGAACGGCTGATCCGCCGCCAGTTCGACGCGGCGCAGGCCGGCGAGGGCGAGGTCGTCGAGGACGAGGCCGACCCGGTCGAGGCGTTCCGGGCGCAATGGCTGAACCAGTGGCCGAACAGGACACTGTCGGTGATGGCGGGCGACCCTTTGCTGCCCGCCGGTTTGTGGGCGTGGCTCGCCGAGCCGGGCCTGGTCAGCGTCGGGCCGGTTCATGTCGCTGCGGAGGATCATTTCGGCCGCGGCGCCGCTGTCGCTGCCTGCGTCGAGCTCGACGCAGGCCGGTTCGAGGTCGACGGGTGGCTGTGCGACAACTGGAACGCGGCGATGGAGTCCGTCGAGGATCTCGGGATGTGCTGGGAGATCCGGTCGCTGCTTGTCGGAGCGTCGCTGCTCACGTCTGTCCCTGACAGGATGTCGCCGGAGCCGCAACCTGCTGGCGGCCGCGAGTCTCGGCTGGGGCTGCCGCTGCTGCGCGAGCTCGCCGCCGCCGGCCGGATCGTTCACGACCCGCCCGGCGAACGAACCGAGGACTTGGACAGGGCGGTGATGTCGGCTCAGGTGAAAGAGCTGCAGACGGGGCTTGCGGTCTCGGCATCGACCGCGCCCCATCTCGTGCGGGCGTTGGCGTGGGCTGTGGGGGCGGCTCACGCCCGCGTGCCTGAGCCGGTGATCTACTGATGGCGTTCTGGACGAGGGCGATCCGGCCCGACCCGTCGTCGGAGATCCCGAACGACAACCCGGCCGGTGTCCCGCCGGCGTCGGTGGGTGCTCCTGACGCTGTGCCGGGCGACCCGCACGGCGTCGAGCTTGTCGGCGACGACCCCGGCTGGGCGCCGCCGCCGACGATCACCCCGTCGGCGTGGTCGGGCTGGCCGGCCGACTGGGCGACGCCGTACTGGGGGTCGCCTGGGATGTCGGTGCTGACCGACACCGCCTGGATGTGCCTCGACCGGAACTCGTCCGTGTTGGCGGCGATGCCGCCGTATCTCGTGAACGCGGCGTCGACGTTGTCGGCGGACTGGCTGAACAACCCTAACCCGGCCGTCTACACCGACTGGCGCGAATTCCTGCACCAGTTCGCGTGGGACTACCAGCTCGGCGAGGCGTTCGTGCTCGCGACGTCGCGGTACTCGACCGGCTGGCCGTCCCGGTTCCACGTCGTGGCGCCGTGGTACGTGAACGTCGAGATCCGAGGCGGCCTCAGGTATTACGACATCGGCGGCGAGGACGTCACCGACGACATCCTGCACGTCCGGTACAAGTCGCAGGTCGGGTTCGCGCACGGCATCGGTCCGCTGACAGCAGGGTCGATGCGGATGGTCGCCGACCAGATGCTGACGCAGTACGGCACGAAGCTCGCCATCACGGGCGTCCCGACGGGGGTCTTGACTCACCCGGCGAACATCAGCCAGGCGCAAGCGCAGAAGCTACAAGCGGACTGGGTGGCTGCTCGCGCGTCGACGATCGGGGAGCCGGCCGTTCTCGGCGGCGGGATCACGTGGGCGCCCACGCAGCTGAACCCATCAGAGATGGGGCTCCTGGACCTGCTCCGGTTCAACCAGTCCAGGATCGCGGAGCTGCTCGGTATCCCGCCTGTCATCGTCGGGCTCCCCAGCGGCGGCGATCCGATGACGTACCGCAACGTGGCGATGCTGTACGACCAGCACTGGCGCTCAGGCCTGCGCCCGAAAGCCGCCGCGCTGATGTCGGCGCTGTCCGGGTGGGCGCTTCCACGCGGTACCGTCGTCGAGTTGAACAGCGACGACTACGTCCAGGGCGAGCCGCTCGAGCGGGCTCAGGCTTACCAGATTCTCGCGTCGATCGTCGACCCGGTCACCGGACAACCGGCGATGACCGTCGACGAGATCCGCGCCGCGGAACGGCTCGACAATTCCACCCCCACCGACCTCGCCGCAGGAGTACTGAAATGACGGTGACGCTGCAAGAGACCGAGTTTGAGCGGAGGGACGCACAGCTCGTCGAGGTCGACTTCCCGAAGCGGCTGATCGAGCTGGTCGTGATGCCGTACGAGTCGCCGACGACGATCAATGAGCAGGGCCGGACATACACCGAGGTCGTGTCGCGCGGCGCCTACGACGGGGTTGAGAAACGCGCCGGCCAGATCAAGGTCAACCGCGCCCATGTGCTCGATAACGTCGTTGGGAAGACGGTGGCGCTGCACCCGTCCCGGGATGTGGGGCTGGTGGCGGAGATCAGGATCAGCCGCACCGCGCTCGGCGAGGAGACGCTCACGTTGGCCGGTGACGATCTCCTCGGCGCCTCGGCTGGGTTCCTGCTGATGCGTGAGAACGGCAAGGTGAAAGCGGGCGCCGAAGTGTGGGAGAACCAGACCAGGCGGCGGCTGAATCACCTGTTCCTCCATCACATCGCGATGACGTCTGACTCGGCCTACCCGGACGCCCGTGTGATTACCGTCAGGGGCGCACAGGAATCCCCTGCAGGCGACGAAACGTCCAGGGTGACCCCGAACCTCGACCGGATAGAACTGGAGCGTTACAGGGCATTGGCGGCTGACCTCGACCGCCGCTATGGTTTGGCCCGCTAGAGCAGGCCATGCCTCCGGCCGCCAGAGACCAAACGCGCAGAGCGCGGGCGGACGTAGATGGGGAAGGCGCTCGAGCACGGGAACCCGAAACGTCCCTTGTTCGCGCTACCCGTCAGGAGGCCCAAATTGGGCGCAACAGACCAGATGCTCGCCCGCTACGTCGCGGAGATCGAAGACCGTCAGCAGCTGATCGACAGCCTCGTCGAGTCATCGAAAGGTGAAGACCTGAGCGACGAGAAGCTCGAGCTCGTCACGAACGCGAAGAACCGGATCGAGACGATCAACCGGCAGATGCAGCCGCTCGAGGAGGCCCGCAAGATCAGCGGCGACTCGGCCGAACGGATCCGCCAGCTGGCCGTCTACATGCAGGGCGACGAGAACCGGCCGAAGGAAGTCGAGTACCGCACCGCCGGCCAGTACGCGCTCGACCTGTGGCGCGGCGGCCTCGGCGACAGCGAGGCCCGACACCGGATCGATACGTACAACCGGGCGGCGTCGCACCAGACGACCGCGGACAACCCGGGCCTGATCCCGACGCCGATCCTCGGCCCCGTCGTCGACTTCGTCGATTCGAACCGGCCGCTCGTGTCCGCGCTGGGGCCGAGGCAGCTGCCGGGCCAGAACTGGTCGAGGCCGAAGGTGACCGTCCACACCACCGTCGGGCTGCAGTCCGCTGAGAAAGCGGAACTCACGTCGCAGAAGATGACGATCACGAAGCTCGCCGGGACCGCCGCAACTTACGGCGGCTACGTCAACGTCTCGAGGCAGGACATCGACTTCACGACCCCGGGTGTGATGGACATCGTCATCACCGACCTCGCCGCCCAGTACGCGATCCAGACCGAGTCCGCCGCCGCGACCGCGTTCGCCGCGGCGGCGACCGCCGGCGCGACGCTCGTCACCGGCGTGAACACGTCCGACCAGATCGCCGGCGCGTTGTGGTCGGCCGCGTCGGCGATCTACACCGCCGTCAAGGGCGTCGGCGTGGTGTTCGCGGTCGTCCCGCCCGGCCTGCTCGCGCAGTGGGGGCCGATCTTCCCGCCCGTCAACCCGTTCAACCAGCAGTCGCCCGGCTTCAACGCAGGCAACTTCT